AGCTGAAATTGAAAAGTTAACAAAGGAAAACAAACATGGTTACGCTAAAGATATTAAAAGATTAAAGGTTAGATTATCTGCGGTTAATATGATGAAAAAGTTTAATAAGAACAATGAATCAGTAGTTACTGAAGCTAAAAACGACGGTAACTTAGACACTATTGCCGATTACGTAAAACAAGTCTTAGATGATGGTAAATCATTTATGGATATTGGTAAAAAACTTAAAGGTTCATATAAGTATGATTTTAGTACAGGTATGATGCCAATGTATATTATTCCAGTATCTGGAAATAAGATCGTTATTATTAATAAGAAATATGTTGAAAACGGACAAGCAGATAGAGTCGTTGGAGATATTGCTATTGGCCTAATGGAATCAATGGTTACTGAAGCTAAGGGTTTTAAAAACGATGAAGATTTCGAAGAATTTTTAAAAGAAATCGATGCTATGCCAGAAAGAGCAGTTAGAAAGATAATGGGTAAAGAATATATCGATACTCCTGGTTTTTATCAAGATGAAAAAGACGATTATGATGATGTAATTGACTTCATGATTTCAAACATGGGTGCAAATATTTATCACCAATTAGAACAGTGGTGGGAATTAAACGTAATGAAACCGGGTCTTAGAGAATCTAAAATTCAAATAAAAAGAAGATATACCGATAATCATCCTGCACAAACTTCAGGTAGAACTGCTAAAGTCAGAAACGCAATGATCGAGGCATTAGCGGATGGTGTATTAACAGAAGAAGAATTCAATAATATTCTAAAAGAAAAATCAATCGATAATAAAAGATGGATGAGAAGAAATTCTAAATACTTTACAGTAAGTGAAAATGGAATTGGTCTTTCTAAATTTGGAAAAAGAATATTAACTGGAATTAAACCAGTTGTTAGTTTAACATTAGAATCTTTTATTAACGAAGCTAATTATATTAAATTTAAAGGAAAGAAAGTAGATATTAGTTCATTAGAAATGGAAGATGTTGATATGAAAGATTATCCAGATTTTTCAGATGCATACTTTAGCTATGGTGAATATTCTAATGGAAAAGAAATGACTGACGAAGAATTATCAGATTTTACAGATGATAATGGAGACTTAGCTAATGAATTAGCACATGATTCCTTACATTAAAAGATATATACTATTATAAACAAAACAATATAAAATGAAACTATATACTAACTTCGATAATTTTATCAATGAAGCAAAGGTTATGAAGCAGAAAGATACTGCTAAAATAGCACAAAAATTAGCAGCTGCTCTTTCAAAAGCAGACGGAAAAGAATTCACAATTTCTAAAAATTCATTAGATGCCGGTGGTTTTGATCTAGATATGGATGGAGACGAATATGCAGGAGGAACTTATTTTATTGGTGATGCTGGTGAAATAGTAAACGCAGCAACAAGTAATGATGTATATGGTAACATAGACGATAGTGAAGCAGAATTAGTTAAGAATATTAAAAAAGGTAAATTTTCAAAATACAGAGCAACTGAATCAGTAGTTACTGAAGCTAAATCTAAATTTAAAATAGGCGATAGAGTTTCTATTCTGAGCAAAAGTTCTAAAAAACCCTTTGATTCTGGTGAAGTTACTGGCATACAAAAGGATGGTACAATTCTAATTAATGGTTTAGAGACTATTTCACATGAAGTAGCTATAGATGCAGAATTAGTTGTTAAAGAATCAGTAGATATTGAACTTAATGAAGCTCTAGCTTCTTCTAAGTTAAGAGGATTAATAGACATCAAAAAAGGTGGTAAGGAATTAATTAAAGGTATATATGGTCTTGCTAAAATAGCACTAGATAAAGTTACCGATGATATGATAATTTCTAATAGCAACCCAGTTGAAGTATATAAGAAAGCAAAAACATTCGGAAACGTAATTGTATTTTGGATTTCTAGAAATGAAAAAGAAAACGAATATGCTCCTTCTTCAAGATATGTTGAAATGATTCCTGGAAATTGTTTATTAGCTGTTTCTAATGGAAAAAATGAAATGTTTCAGAACGATTCAATATGGAATAGAAACGATGACATGAAAGGGAAGCAGAAAAACACAAGAAGACTTAAGAACATGGGTAAATACCCTGGATCTAAAGATACTGTTGGTGTTAACAAATCACACAACCAATATAGTGGAACGGGACTAGGTAACATTAAAAGAATTGCAGAAGTGTCTGACGAATGTTACATTATTAATTTAGACGCATTAAGAGATTCTTTATCTACTAATGACAAAACATCTGCAAGAGCAGAGGCAAGGTCTGGAGCTACTGCACTTACAAACCCTAAGAAAATCAAAGAGGATAACTTAACAAGGTATAACGATATTCTTGCTAAGAGAGCCGATAACCCAGATAAAATAGACAAAAAGGTTAAAGAAATTATCGAAGATGCACATCAATTCTTAATGGCTGGTTTAGCGAAGAAAGAACTTGGAAATTATAATGAATTAACAATAGGAAAAGATCCAAAGGGAAGAGAAATTAGACCAAGAGATTTAAATAACTATATTTCAAATATATTGTCAGATTATCAAGGATATGTATCAGCATACGTTAATATGAAAACTGAAGAAGAACAATACGGAAAAGCCTCTTCATATTATATGAGAGATGCTAAACGTAAAGCCCTAGAGCTTAAGCAAAGAATCGCTAAATGGGATAACAAAAATATAGTTTGGTAATTATGAAAAAAGTAAAATTATTTGAACAATACATTAATGAATCAGCTATCGATTTATTAGCAGATGAAATAGAAGATGCAAAAGCATTTGATGCGTTTTCAGATGGACAATCAGTTCAAGCAAGATCTACTAAAAAAACATGGGACGATGGTGTTCCAGTTTTAAAGTATATTGCTAGAGCTCCAAAAAAATCTGTTAAATTACCTAAGAAATTTAAAGTAGTAGACGACACTAAATATGGATGGTGGTATTTACAAGTATCAGGAGTATGGTATGGTATTGAACAAAGTGATTATGGAACACCGCCATTTGAATATTAAGATATGGAATTAAACGAAAACGAAAACTTATCACTTGGCGATATGGCCGGAATGGGAGAAGTCTCTTTACCATCTGAAACATCAGTTGGATCAGGGGATATTCCAGCCGGAAAAGGAGATGCCGAAGAAGAGTATAAGAAGAAGAGAAATAAAAAGAAACAACGCGAAATGAAAAACATTATATCATTTGAATCTTTCGGATCTACTAATGAAGCTAAGGCATATAAGTTAAAGGCTTCTGAATTTGGTGGAGATACTCATTCAGCACCTTATAACGTAAAGGGCGAACCTACATGGAGAGTTCATAGTACTTATGCTATCGATCAAGTATCTGGTGAAAACAACCCAGAAGAAAGAGATGTAGTTTTCTTTGAAGCAATGCCTATTAATAATGACATATACATTAAGATTGGTGGAATCAATAACCTTAAAAGAACTAATGGTTCTACATACGGTAATAACTTTGGTACTACAATTGATGAATGGAAAATAGATCCAAAGGGAATTGCAAAAGAAGCTTCTGATTTTCTTACCGATGCAACACACCTTAAATGGATAAACAAGAAAGCAAGAAGTGAAGGCCAAACAATTAAATGGGCTTTGAAGGACGATTATTCTAGCGTTATTGAAGATCTAGTTAATAAATCATTAGGTCTTAGTGAATCAGCAGTTACTGAAGGTAAATTTGACGGTATTGCAGATTTGGTAAAATCTTTACATTTCGAAATGGATCCTAAAACTGCCGAAGAAAAGAAGATTGAAATAGGTTACAGACAAGGAGAAGTAACAAAGCGCAAACAAATTGAAGGTGGTAATTATTCACTAAGAAGATTCAGAAAAGAAATTAAATATTGGGACGGTAATAAAAGAGATCAAGAATGGGCAGAAGGCGTATTTGCTGGTCCAGACCATTATAATACTGTAAAGTCAACTTTAGGAGCAGGTCCTCATAAGAAAGCTGCTAAGAAAGTAAGATGGACTCAAAAGAAATATGATCAATGGTTAGAAGATGTTGCATCGAACGACGGTTGGAAGAACGCCTATGATATGGCACAAAACGCACAATTCGAACCAGGACTTATTGATTGGGTGGAGAAAAACTTTAGAGGTGAAGATGCAATGCAAAGAATCCAATGGGATATTGAAGCATTTGCAGAATCAACAACCACTAAACTGACTCATTTAAAATCTATTAATGAAAGTGCTGTTTTAGATAAAGAAACAGACGATGAAATATTCGATTCAGAAACATATTATACAATAAGTAAGGTTTTAGCTATTTCTAGAAAATCTAAAGAATGTAAAGAAGCATACAAAAGAGAATCTAACTTCGGTAACGGTTTACAAATGGCAGAGCGTTTAAAAAAGGAATTTCCAAAAATTCAATTTAGATGTAGAGTTTATAGATCAGAATGGAATTATGGAGGTAATTTGTGTTTAGCTATTGATCTTCGAGGAAAATCATGGAAACATGAAGTATTTAAGTTTTCGTCTAACAACTCAACTCGTAGACCTAATTATTCATTTGCAAAATTATTTAATGGAACTAAAAAAGTATCTACTAATGAAGTAGAAGACGAATGGGGTATGGGAATTGTTCACGGATCATATCAATCTATTTCTAGCTTTGATAAATTTATGGATGATGTAGTTGGAGTTTTCAAAGATTACAAAAGAGTAAACGGAGTAGAATTTGACATGAAAACTATCTTAGCAGGTTTTAAAGCTAATGATAAAATATTAGCCGAATGGACTAGATTAAAGCCAAGAATCGAAAAGCAATATGACATCGCAAAGGCAAGCGGAAGAAAAGCACATAGAAGAATAGAATTAAGAATGCCTTATATTAGAACGGCTGAAAAGAAAGTTTATTATAAGACTGACGAGCCAAGAGAATTAAGACATCCTGATGAATATGGAGAAAGCGCTTATAACATTATAGATGGAAAAGATTATGCTAAATACGAAGCTGCTCAAGCTAAGGTTTCAGATATGATTGAAAAGTTTTGTAAGAAACATAACTTTGAATTTGTATGGGCTGCTAGCTGGTAATCTTTAAAATATTTAAACAATTTAAGAATGCTCTGTATAACTACAGAGCATTTTTTATTAATAGAGTATGGACAAGATGAGATTCGCATTAATTGCACACGATAACAAAAAAGCAGACATGGTAGCATTTGTATCTAAGAGATTAGATTTCTTTAATAGCGATGCAGTAGACATAGTTACTACAGGAACTACGGGGAAAAAGGTAGAGCATGCTGGAATTGATAGAGTTTCTACTGTTCAAAGTGGTCCTCTAGGTGGAGATGCTGAAATAGCGGCAATGGTAGTTAGAGGAGAAATCACAGGCGTAATATTCATGAGAGACCCTCTCGATAAACATCCACATGATGTAGATATATCAATGCTAATGAGACTTTGCGATGTCCATGACATCCCCTTGGCTACCAACTACAGTACGGCAAGTATTCTTATCAAGTGGTATAGATCTAAATATAAAATATAAACAATTTAGTTTTTTTAAGTATAATACAATATGGATAACATTATTTTCAGACCCGAAAACTTTAACACATGGTCAATTCAAGCGATAGAGAAAATCGAAACTGTGATTGATTCATGTTCTAGTCTTTCTCATCTAGACGGAGCTAGAAAATTAGTTGATAACTTTACTATCATAACTGCACTCGAAGAAGATGATGAAAAATCTATTGAAATAATTATTCACCAGTTGTGGCTCAGAATTAAGTTGCAAGAAAATAAAATAAATGGATCAAAATAAAGGTAAAATAGGATTTACAGCAGGGAACTTCGATCTTCTCCACCCTGGATATATTTACACATTCGAAACAGCAAAAGAACACTGTGATTACTTTATGGTATTTCTGCAAAGAGATCCGTCTGAAACTAGATTTACTAAATACAAGCCAGTAATTCCATTATATGAAAGATATAAAACTTTAATGGCTATTAAATACGTAGACGAAGTAGTTACATATCAAACAGAAGAAGATCTTATTAACTTAATGGAATTTTATAAACCAGATGTTAGAATTTTAGGAGATGATTACATTGGTAAAAGATTCACGGGAGATCACATGCCAATCGAAGTTATTTATACAACTAGATCACATAATTGGTCTACGACAAGAATTAAAGATTTAATAACTAAGCAAACCATCTTGCAGAATCCTTCTATTATAGAAGAAAATGTAAAGTCATTAACAGCTGATGAAGCGGCTAAAATAATTAATAACAAATGAGAATAATAGTAACTGGTGGATTTGGATTTATAGGATCTGAATTTGTAAACACGATTGGTAGAAAAAACCCAACAGCGGAAATCGTAGTAGTTGATAAAATGACTTATGCTGCAAATCCAAATAACATTAAAACTAAAGTAACATTAATTCAGAAAGATATTTGCGAAGTAACAGTAGAAGATCTAGGAGAATATGATTTCCTTGTTCACTTCGCAGCTGAGAGTCATGTAGATAATTCTATAAAAGACGGTAGACCTTTCGTTAGAACAAACGTTGAAGGAACTTTCAATCTTTTAGAGTGTGCTAGACAAAACCCTAATCTTAGAAAATTTATTCATATTTCTACAGATGAAGTTTACGGCGACATGGACGACATTAGTAAGGACGTAGTAGCGGATGAAGAATTTCCGCTAGTAGCTTCTTCTTATTATTCGGCGACTAAGGCATCATCAGACATGCTAGTCCTTTCAGCTAACAGAACATTTGATCTTCCATATATTATTACCAGAACATGTAACAATTATGGTGCTCATCAGCATAAAGAAAAATTTATCCCAACTATCATGCGCTCTATTAAAGAAGGAAAGAAAATTCCTGTTTATGGAGATGGAAAGCAAGTTAGAGAATGGATGGACGTAACAGACAACACTTTAGTTATTTATAACTTAATGATGTCAGACCGAATTAACGAAGTATTTAATATTGGTTCAGAGGAAAGATACACTAATTTAGAAGTTATTGAAATGATAGGAAACATCATGGGCAAAACTCCTGAATTTGAATTTGTAGCAGACCGTCTCGGACACGATAGAAGATACGCACTTAATAGCTCAAAGGTAAATGCTATTTTAGGAGAAATGATCCCTTTATCCTTTGAAGAATTTTTAAAAGAAGAAACATTTAAACTACTAGAAACTCAATTATGAATAAGAAATTAATCGAAATGCTAAGAGCTAGCGCCTTAGCTGAAAAATCAAAAGCACTTTTATCTTTAGATCTTTTAGGAAATAAAGGATCTGGTATCGGAGATCACTCAACCGGCGATTTCTATAAAAATGCAGAAGAAGCTTTATCAATGTTAGTCGATGCTGATGATAAATTAGAAGCACTTGACAAGTATTTTCCAGAAGACTTGTAAAAAATTGCACTTTTTTTGAAAAAAAGCAGCCCGAGATTTTTTTATCTCGGGTTTTTTTGTTATATTAGTATAGTAATTAATAAACAAAGCAATAAATGAAAAGATATTCGAAAGGAATTAAAACCAACGACCACACGTTAACAGATGTATTTTCAGCCTATGAATGTAATAGAGAAACTCAATTCGTAGAAGCCTTTTTTGGCAAAGAAGAAATGAACACTGTAATCGAAGCATGTGGTTTATCCAGTATTGAAGATATAGACAGAAAATTAGAAACACCTATCACAATTGGAATGGCAACCAAAAGAGCTGATCTTACGTTTGAAGACGAAGGACAGATGTATTATTTTGAAGTGATGAGTCAATCTCAAAAGGGTAAATGGGACAATGATCACCATGAACAGTTCTATCTTAAATCTAATAGACTTAAACAGGACTACGAACAAGTATATTCATTTGCAATCGCGTTTAAAGAATTCGACGCACCCTATCTTAATGAATTTTCTAAGATGGAAGATTCTTACGCCATACACTTGAGGTTTAATGACCAAGGTTATTTTGCAGATGTATATGGAATAGAAGAAAAGAAGGAAAAGGTTTCAGTTAAACTCGCTTCGCTTGAAGAGCTTGGTTTAAAATGGATGAAAGTCGCTTCATCTGAAATGGGATTCAAAAATAGAAAAGAATTACCACACCGTAGTAGATACCTTTATATTGGAAAGGCTTATACTGGTTCTAGATTAGGTATCGAATGGGTTATTAATCAAAAGAACCATGACCTTGGAATTAAAATATCTGGATATTTAGTTAAAGATCATGGACTTACTAGAATCATAGATGAAACAGGAAAGATAATTGACAGTATAAAATCTAAAGTTCCAGGTTTTGAATTCGTAAAAGAAAGCACAGGTGCAAATGATAAAACAATTTCATTTAAATTTGATAACACTGATTTCTCAGAAGAAAATGTAAAGCTGCTAAAGGATATCACAGTTGCTTTCGCCGAAGAATTAGGAATAGAAAACTTACTAAAATAAAACAAAGATGAGCAAAGAAGACGTAAAGGTATTGGTTAATCTACTAACCAATGCAGCAGATGAAATTAAGTATGCAAACATGGACCACGAAACACAATTCGCATATAACGAAGGAATTGAAGATCTAATAATTCTAGTAGAATCAAAATTAGAAAAATTAGCCGTAAACAAAACGCATATATAGAGTATAATAGTTAAACACATTCTTATGAAAAGTATCTTAGAAGAAGCAAACGAAATTGTAAACAACAGGAGTGAAGAAGCGGATCGTAATTACGGTCCTTTTTCAGAAGGCATGGACAGAGCTGCCCTAATATTTAAAGGTATGACAGGCCATGATGTAAGTGGCGCTGATATGTTTAAAGCATTAGTTGCTCTTAAGTTTTCAAGAGAAAGTTACAATCATAAAAGAGATAATCTCTTAGATGCAGTAGCATACATTCAAGGTTTAGATAATTACGAAAACGGAAAATAAATGAAAGTACAGGTAAGAAGAACCGAGTATCGATATATTGCCGAAGCAACTCCTATCGTAACATTAGACACTGAAAAATTCCCTAATTATAAAGGAACAACTGAAGAAGAATTCGTTCAATACTTAGCAGAAAACTATTGGGAGCTTGAAGGAATGGACGAATTAGTAGGAACTGATATCGGGGTAAATGACGAAGAAACCCATAACGCATTAGGAGATTTGGTCTATTCCGAAATGGACGTATATTCTGATTCATCTGAAAAAGGATATGAAGGAGAAATACAAATAGGAGAAGAAGACCAATCATACAGAAAACATGGAGGATTTAACATAAAACACGGATCACAAATATGAAAATAGCATTAGTATTAGCAAAAGGAGTTGAAGGTTGTGGACTCACAAGACACACGATCGAATTTTATAATTGGCTTATAAAAGAAGGCCATGATGCCACGATTTATGCAGCAGTAGAAAAGAAATGGCCTCGCCATAAAACTACAGATATTGTATGTACTGAATTTAAAAGAAAGGATATTCCTAATATTGCTAAAGAACTTGAAAAGAGCGATGTAGTATATTACACATCATATCCACATAAATCAGTAGGAGATGAATTCAACGAAGACTTTATTGAACATTGTATTTATGGTTTAGAAAATCCTATTAAAATAGGAAACTGCCTAGATCATAACACTGCAAACTTAGCAAAGAATTATAAGTATTGGGAAATCATGAAATCAATGGACGCTATGTTCAACTATTCTGCAAGATCTAATTTTGCAAATAAATTAAGAGAACATGCACCTGATACTCCATTAATTGAAATGAATCTTAATCCTTATGACTATGATGCATGGTCTAATATCGTGGTTCCAGTCGAAGAACAAGAAAGAAGAACTACATACTTCGGAAGATTTGCTGGATTTAAAGATCCTTTTAGAATGTTCGATATTATGGAACTATTGAAAGGTAATAATTTCGTAACAGAATGTAGAGGAGTTGAAAGATCTATTGGAGCTCTTCCTATGTTTTTACAAGAAGATAGAAAAACTCTAAGAGAAGATATCTTTGAAGTTCATGAAATTAAAAACCCTGTTACATATCCACAGGTTGAAGACAGGATGTATATGTATGGGCCTTATAATTTAGCAGAAGGAATGGCTGAACTTGGAAAGTCAATGTTTGGTGCAGAATTCTTTAATTTACCAGAAAGACTTTATGGTTCAATGATTGAATACGCAATGTGTGAAGTTATTGCAGCGGGAACTATACCGTTATTTGACAAACACTGGGGAACTCACGTTATTCACAGAACAGAAGGAGTTCCTTTCATAGAACTTGAAGATTTTGCAATCTTCGTAGACAAAGAAGATATTGCAGCTTCTATTCCACAGATTTTAGAATTAGCAAACAATAACGAGAGAAGAGAAGAGTTTAGAAAAAACTCTTTAAGATTAGCTAAATTACACAACGCACCAGAAGTTGTTAACAATGATCTCTTTGAAGCTATTAACAATGTTAATAAAAGATCAGTAGAAAAACCAGTAGAATTAAAAACAGATTCATTATTTTAAGTAGAATAATAAGTAACATTAAAAAGTAGCGAAAAAATGGCAAACATTGACAACGAATGTAAAGATCTAGAAGTAAAAGATTTTTACGACCAATCAACAACACACTTGGCAGATATCATGGAAAACCAAAAGAAGATGCAAGAGCAGACCTATGGTTTTAACTTTGATGATATGACAATCCGAGAAATTATGGATTTCTGGCACTGTAACACACATGCAGTAGTTGACGAAATTCATGAAATGACAGATGCTCTAGGTGGTATTAAAGACGGAAGCGGTAATGCAGTATGGAAATACTGGAAAAAAGACTTCACTAAATATGATAAGTTAAAAATTTCTGACATGTCCGAAGGCGACAAAAAAGAATTGTATATGGAATGGGTAGACATTCTACACTTCTTTATTAATTACGCCGCTTCAATTGGGCTAGATGCTAAAACAGCATACAACTACTACTTCGCAAAAGCAGAAGAGAATGTTAACCGTCAGAAAAATAACTATTAATGATATTAGATATTGAACAGAGAGACAGGGATGTTATCATCTCTTACTACGACACCGAAGGTAAAGTAGCATTTAAACAATATCCAATTTCACAGTATCAGAACTGGTATGTATGTAATGATAATGATAAAGGCAGAAGTCTAGATCATAAAAACTGGGATGGCAGATCGGTCAAACTAGGAAGTGCAAGAAGATATAATAAGTTTTCTTTAACTTATTTCTTAGATTCATTACCTGCAAAGGATAAAGAAGAAATCTTTGCATACAATATGCCTAAAACATACTTCGTCGATATTGAAACTGAAATCGTAGATGGCTTTCCAAAAGCCGAAGAAGCTAAAAGTAGAATCCTATCATTTTCCATAATTACACCAGAGCACAAAGCTATTGTATTGGGATTAGAAGATATGGATTCTAAAAGCATTCAAAAAATTGAAGACGATACTAATAAGTATTTCAAAGATTTTGATCAGGATTGGGAATTCAAATATCAGAAATTCGAGTCAGAATATGACATGGTCTATACGTTCTTAATGAAGTTCCTACCTAAGTTTCCAATGATGACAGGCTGGAACTTTATTAATTATGATTGGCAGTATATTGTAAACAGATGTAAAAGATTACAAATTGATATTGCTGAAGTTTCTATGACACAATCTTTGGATAGAAATGATAGCAGACCTTTACATATTGGAATCTTAGATTACATGCAATTATATGATAAGTATGATAGAAGTGTAAAGGTAAAAGAATCCAATGCACTTGATTATGTATCAGGTCAAGTTCTTAACGTTAATAAGATTAAATTTACAGGATCTCTACAGGATTTATATAGAGATGATTTTGTAAAATACATTTACTACAATGTAGTCGATTCCGTATTGGTTTATTATATAGATCAGAAGTTGAAATCGATGGAAGTTCTTTTAACCTTAGCAAACATTACAAAGATGCCTCTATATAAAGCAGCATCGCCAGTGGCAGTTACAGAATCCCTGATTGCACGAAAACTATCAGAAGAAGGTAAACGAATTGGATCTGAAAAGAAGGAAGACAGTGAAAAGAATGCACAATATGCAGGTGCTTATGTAAAAGAACCCATCACAGGATATTATGCAGGTGTAAGTGCATTTGACTTTGCATCACTATATCCTTCTATAATGAGACAATTTAATATTTCACCTGACGCCTTTGTTGAAAAGGTAGCAAAGCATGAAGTCGCTGAGCGAAGAAAGGATAAAGAAGTAATCGTTTGTGAAAACGGAGTAGTATATAAACAAGAGACTTCAATGTTAAAGAAAATTCTAGGAGATTTATATGATCAGCGTAAAGATTATAAACAAACCTCATACGAATATTTCACTAAAGCCGACAGACTTAAAAAAAGATTAAGATAATCTTTTTGTCTCGAGAGGCAGTCCATTATTCTACATGAATATATAGACTACTAACGAGACCAATCTGTTACCAGTTGGTCTTTTGTAGACTTTAGGAACTAGTTAAAAAATTTAAGAAAACATAATTTATGAAACCATCAATATTTAAAGAAAGAATAGAATACAAACCATTTGAATACCCAGTATATTATACTGAAGGATGGTTAAAACAAGCACAAGCGTTTTGGTTACATACCGAAATTTCAATGCAAGGCGATGTCAAGGATTGGAATGAAACACTTACAGATTCTGAAAAGAATTTAGTTGGAAATATTCTTTTGGGGTTTGCACAAACTGAATGTGCAGTTTCAGATTATTGGACAGGGATGGTTACTGATTGGTTTCCTAAATGGGAAATCAAACACATGGCAATGTTGTTTGGTTCTCAAGAAACTATTCATGCAACCGCTTACTCTTATTTAAATGAAACATTAGGCCTTGAAGATTTTGAAGCATTCTTACATGAACCAACAACAGCAGAAAGATTCGATTATTTAATGAATACAGAAGCAGAATATACTCATGAAGACCTTTTGAAAAATCCAACAGCTAGGAAGGATGTTGCTAGATCTTTAGCAATATTCAGTGCATTTGGAGAAGGAGTTGCATTATACTCTTCCTTCGCCGTTCTTTATTCTTTTCAAATGAGAAATAAACTTAAGGGAATCGGACAACAAATGAAGTGGTCAGTTAGGGATGAATCTCTTCATTCAAAAATGGGTTGTCAATTATTTAACCACATGTGCGAAGAATATACTGATCTTAGAGATTCAGTTCAATCTCAAGTAGAAGAAGCAGCTAAGTTAATGGTTGAAATGGAAATGAAGTTTATTGATAAGATGTTTGAAATGGGAGATTTAGAAAATCTTAAGAAAGAAGATCTTAAAGAATTTATTAAGAAAAGAGCTAATGAAAAATTAGCAGAAATAGGATATCAATCTATCTTCAAATACAATGAAGAAAGTGCTTCAGAATTAGATTGGTTCTATCACTTAACAGGTGGACATACACATACGGATTTCTTTGCAGTAAGACCTACTGATTATTCTAAAGCAGGCGAAGATGAAAACTGGGATGAAGACGATTTGTTTTCATAACAAATCAATAATTCTAATATAAAAATATATGATGATAAGAAATTACAACGACGCACCAAACCCCGAATACAATGAAAAGGGAAAAGAAAGAAACTTCGGAGAATCTGAAGGATGGAAATTAGGAGTAGACTTCCCTGTATGGGCTAATACTGAAGTTTATGTAAAAACCGTTTCTAAGGGATATTTACTAGAAGGAGAAACTCCAAAGGATGCATACTGGAGAGTATCGACAACAGTTGCACAAAGATTAAGAAAGCCAGAATTGGCAAGTAAATTCTTTGATTATATGTGGAAAGGATGGTTAAATCTTGCAACTCCAGTTTTTTCAAACACAGGTTCAGAAAGAGGTCTTCCAATTTCATGTTTCGGTATAGATGTAGCAGATTCAATTCACGATATAGGTTCAAAGAATTTAGAATTAATGTTACTTGCTAAACATGGAGGCGGTGTTGGTATCGGAGTAAATCAAATAAGACCAGCAGGAGCAACTATTACAGGAAACGGAACTTCAGACGGAGTAGTTCCATTTATAAAAATTTATGATTCTACTATTTTAGCAACTAATCAAGGTTCAGTAAGAAGAGGTGCAGCGTCAGTCAATATAGATATAGAACATGATGATTTCTGGGAATGGTTAGAGGTTAGAGAACCTAAAGGTGATGTAAATAGACAATGTTTAAACGTACATCAATGTATCGTAGTATCTGACGGGTTTATGCAAAAGATCGAGGCTGGAGATAAAGAAGCTCGTAAAAGATGGGCCGCTGTGATTAGAAAAAGAAGAGCAACGGGAGAACCTTATATAATGTTTAAGGGTAATATCAATAGAATGAATCCGGATGCGTATAAGCAAAATGGTTTAAAGGTTTATATGACTAACATCTGTTCTGAGATTACTTTACACACTGATGAAAATCATTCATTTGTATGTTGTTTATCTTCTGTGAATCTTAAAAGATATGAAGAATGGAAAGATACTGATTTAATCTATACTGCAACTTACTTTTTAGATGGAGTTCTTCAGGAGTTTATTCATAGAGCGAAATATATGAGAGGCTTTGAAAATGCAGTAAGATCCGCTGAAAAGGGTAGAGCATTAGGTTTAGGAGTTCTCGGATGGCATACTTATTTACAAGATAGAAATATTCCATTCGATTCTTTGACAGCTCAATTTGAAACCAGAAAGATATTTTCTCAAATCAAAGTAGAAAGTGAAAGAGCAAGTAGAGATTTAGCTACAGAATTTGGAGAACCTCTTTGGTGTGTAGGAACTGGAATGAGAAACACACACTTAAGAGCAATTGCTCCTACTGTTTCTAATTCTAAATTAGCAGGAAATGTTTCACCAGGTATTGAACCATGGGCAGCAAACGTATTTACTGAACAAACTGCAAAAGGAACTTTTATTAGAAAGAACCCTGCACTTGAAAATATGTTAACTAAGATCAAGCAAAATAAGAAAACAGTATGGGACAAAATACTAGAAGACGGTGGTTCAGTTCAAGGCGTTGATGTATTAGGAGAATATTGGGTAAAGGAAGGAAGCAGCGATGCTCCGATTAAGCAAGTTGCTTATGACAAATTGGCAGATCATGAAAGGGATCTTTATATTTCTGTTAAAGATGTATTTAGAACCTTTAAAGAAATTAATCAAATGGAATTAGTTAAACAAGCTGGTGTAAGACAACAATATATTGATCAAGCAGTTTCATTAAATTTAGCTTTTCCTACACAGGCTGAACCTAAATATATTAATCAAGTTCATTTAGAAGCTTATAAGCAGGGAATAAAAACTCTTTATTACATGAGAACAGAATCTGTATTAAGAGGAGACATCGCACAGCGAGCAATGGAAGATTGTTTAGCATGTGATGGATAAGATTAGTTGTGGTTAAGTCCACTTCTTAGGACCGAGATAGTTCTCGGATCGAGGCCAGGAGTTCGCTACTTCCTGGCCTCACTTTTTTTACTGAAACTATTTGTGATTTTTGTGTAGAATAATAAACAAATAAAAATTATACATTCATGAAAATTTCAATCAGTAAGGTCGATTCAAACAACTTCATCGGCTTCGTTAATAGACTTAAAGTAATTGATTCTTTTGTCTATTTTAAATTAAAAGACGGTGTCGTACAGGCATCCGCTTATTTACCACAAAGAGATGCTGTTAAGCATCACAGAATGCCGATTTCTCAAGTTTTTCAAATCGAAGATGGTGAAATCTCTACAGACAAAGAATTAAAGATTGCATTCTTTGACGCTTCTAAAATAACAGATGCATTCAAACAATTTGACTATGATGCTATTTCAGCTGAAATCGAATTCGTTGAAAACGAAGAAGATTGTGTTGCAACTACATTCAAAATCTTTAATGATGAATTAGAAATTACACTTGCATGTTCAGAGCCATCTTTAGGTTATAAAGATCTAACTGATGCACAGATTCAAGGTATCTTTAACACCGAAGCTTCTACTTTTAAATTCGATTTAGATTACACTTCACTTGCAAAGGTAAGAAACCTATTCTCTTTAGATAAAGAAGAAACGTTCTCAATTAATGCAAACGGAAATGGTGTAAAGCTTTTAGGAAAAACCTACAACATGTTAGTAACACCAGATTATGACGGTGAATCAGGAACTAACGTTACATTATTCAAAAAATATCTTAACCTTTTAGATAAAGAAGATTACACTGCACATGTATTAGATAATAGAGTAGTTCTTAGATCTAATGATTCAGAAACTTTGCTAACGATTGCAACTTGCCAAACAGCAGAGTAATTTATGGATATAAACACACTAATTAACAAGCCCGAAGACGACCTTACAAGGGATGAAATGCAAATCTTGGCGGATCACTATCAGATGATGTCCGCCAAGTTTACTGCATACGAACAGGCCGTTAAAGTAACTCTTAACTCGATTTATGGTGCATTTGGTAATAAGTGGTTTCACTTTTTTAATATAGACATTGCAGAATCTATTACATTACAAGGACAGAATGCAATTCTATATTCTGAAAAGATTCTTAATAAATATTTTCAAGAGTTTTGGCCTAAAGATACTGTAGTCCACGAGCACTTTAATATTTCTATTAAGAATAAATTAGTAAGACCTTCCGTGGTTTATATTGATACAGATTCATGTTACGTTCAGTTTGAAGAAATGTATGAATCTATTGAATGGCTAGGAGATAATAAACTACCAATTGATAAGTTTATTATGGAATTATATACGTTCAGAATCAAAGACTATATTACGAAATGTATGGCAAAGTATGCAGAAGTTACGAATACGGACAACTTTTTATATTTCGATTTAGAAACAATTGCATATTCAGGAATATGGTTAGCTAAAAAGAAATATTTACAAGACATTGCATGGGAAGATAAGCTCGAAGTAGACGATAGATACCCTTCTCTTAAGAAGATTAAGACGATCGGATTTGATACTATTCAATCTTCTACTCCTACATTAGCAAGAAAGCATTTGACTGAAGCTCTTAAATTGATTTTATCTGAAAAGCCAACTGCAGAGATGTTAAGTAGATTAGTTTCTTTTTTGAAAACAGCAAAGAAAGAATTTAAGATGTCTAACGTTGATGAAATAGCTTTCAATAAAAGAACTAACAATATTGAAAAATACATTGTAGATGATACGATAGAATTTCAATATGGTTTAAAATGTCCTCCGAACGTTAAGGCAGCAGGATTCTATAACTTCTTGATGAATCAGAATCCAAAATATAAAAACAAGTATAAAATGATTGGTAATGGCGAAAAACTAAAACTATATCATTGTAAACACAATGTATGTGAAATGTATGCATATCAACCAGGTGCCCATCCTTATGAAATTGCACCACAGGTAGATTATGAAACACAATTTGAAAAATCTGTAATAGATCCTATCAATAGAGTTTTATCCTCAGTAGGTCTTCAAAGACTAAACAGGAACTTAATATATTCATCATCATTATTCTAAAAATAAACAAAATGGATTTTAAAAGTACAATAATAGAATTGGTTGAACAAACTCCTAATAATTATGAATTAGGAGATAAGTTAAGAAAAATGGTTTGGCCGTTAATTTTCAAAGAAAAGCAAACTATACAAGACACTAATCAAATTAGTATCTTTGACGAAATAGAAGAAAGAAAAAACAATGCTAGATCCAAATAATCTTACAGAAGAACAGAATGTATTTGTTGAAAAATACAAAACACTCTATAATAAGCTAGTTTCTCTTCAAGAAAAAATGGATTCTATGAAGAAAGAATCCGATGTTCTTATTAAAGAACTCGAAGCACTAAGAAAACAAGAAAAAAACATATTTAAAAATGGCAAAAAATAAAGACTTTACATTCGACGATTTAAATAAGCAATTAGCTGATTTAAATCCATTAGGATCTATCATGGAAACTTCAAACTTTTCAAAAGTAACAGATTGGATTCACACAGGAAATTATCATTTGAACGCATGCGTATCAGGTTCATTATTTAAAGGATGGCCAAACAATAGATCATCATCTATCGCTGGTCCTTCAGGAACAGGTAAAACATTCTTAATGCTAAACACGGTTAGAGAAGCTATTGATAAAGGATATAGTGTAATTTATTATGATTCTGAAGCAGCCGTTGATAAGGAACAAATGGAAAAGTTTGGAATTGATACTTCCAAAGTAAATTACCAACCTACAAATACAGTTCAAGATTTTAGAACTTCTGTAACTACAATTACTAAGAAAATGCAAGATGCTAAAAGAGCAGGCGGTGAAGTTCCTAAAGTAATGATTATTTTA